AAAAATATATAATTAATTTTTTTATTTAAATAATATCATTATATTTGTAAATAAATACTAATATAAGATTATGAAACAAATTATTCACAAATTAAAACGATTAATCCAAAAACAATATATTAAATTCTATCGGTCTTCAACCCCAAAAATTACTACATACGAAAAAGATTGTGTTTCTATTTGTGAAAAATTAATAAAAAAAAATGAAACTGTTTTATTGTTAACCCCAATCTCAAACAAACGTTATATTAAAAACGAAGAAGACCAAATTTTCGTAATTTTAGAAAATTATAGCGTAAAAATAATCAACCACGTTTATTCGTACACTGTAATATTAGGAGATAATTCGTGGAATTCTGTAGTTACTTTATTTGATTCAGAAGTTGAGTCAAGACGTAATAAATTTGAAAAAGAAATTACTTCTAATATCAAATATTCTATTAAAAAAATTTTAGAAAAAATATAACAAAAACCTAATAAACTAAATCATAGGTGCAGTTTGTTCTGTTAAAACTCGTTTAACAATTTTTATTAAATCATTTTCGTTAAGTTTAATTACTTTTTTTTCACCAACAACCACAGTATCTTTTTTTATTTCAATCCATTCTTTTAATGTTGTAATTGGTACAATACTTTTTTTACCACCAGGAGTTTGATTAATATTATTCCCATCGTCATCACTAAATGTTGACATAGGGTTATTTTTAATATAGTTAGAAATCTTTTTTGCTTTATTTTCCATCTTTTTAATTTTTTTGTTAGGAGTACTCATCTTACCGTCATAACTATCGTATTCCAACTCAGTATTAATATACTTTGATACGGGTGTTGTAAATGGTTGTAACGACTCTTTACTAAATTTCCTAATACCAAGTTGTAAAGGTGAAACATAGGACCCTCTACCACCACTACTATCAGAAGTTGCTTCGAGCAATATTTTCTTTATTAATTGATTTAGCATAGAATTTTTAATATACTTATAAATACATCAAAAAAAGATATTATCACAATGGAAGAACAACAATTATTTGGAAAACTATTCGACACAATACCACTACTAACTGAAGACCATTTAGATGTGTTACTACAGTCTATGGATAAAGACAACGCATCATACATATTAATACAGGCAGTTAAGAAAGCGTACCACGATGGTGTGTATTCTTTAGGTGAGTCTGAAGTTGTGTCAAGGGCAATTAGAGTTATGTCAAAACAAGTAATTAAAGACGAAACAAAAGATTAAGCATCAGTTGATGGGTCACCACCCCCTGATGTCTGTGACGACGAATTATTTGTTTTTGCCACAACAGGTGCTCCAACAGGTGCTCCAACAGGTGCTCCAACAGGTGCCCCAACAGGTGCAACATTTGTTGTTATTCCTAACGCCGCAATTATCGCAGCAATAGTTTTAGGACCTATTTTACCATCAACACCATCTTTCTTTGGTCCTGATGTACCCAAATTATGTCCTTTAGTTTTTAAATAAGTTTGAATATCACTAGCCGAGTAGTTTGTTTTACCAGGAGTCGCAGGTGTTAATGCAGATTTATCTTGCGGATTTTGCGCTTGTAAATAATCAGGGGAACCATCACCATCTGAATCAGCATTAAATCCAGAAAGACCTGGACCTGCGGGTGTACCAGGAGTCGCAGTTGTTCCTGTAGTAGGGACAGTTGTTCCTGTATTAGGAACAGGGATTTCCCCATCTTCATATGGACCCGCCTCTGAAATAATTTTTTTAATAGTTTTCTCTCTAACACTTTCATGTAAATTTAAAATCCTATTTCTTTCTTCAGTATTTAAATTAAATCTATTCATAATATTTCTTTATTAATAAATATCTCAAAATTTTTAATTATACAGTAATTGGTGTTTAAATAACTTATTAATATTTTTTTATAATATAAAAAAAAGAAACAATTTCTTGTATCCTTTATCTTATTCCGTTTTATTTGATTTACGAATATTTTCAATACCCCACATTGGTTGTAGGTTATCTAAGGACCAACATCTCATAAACTCTTCATCTCCCATTTCAGAGATATTAAAATAAGTTATAGGCAATTTATGGTCAACATGCCATTCACCATAATTATCCCAAGACATCTTATCTGTAAATTTATTTTCTAAATGGGATATTAGTTGTTCAGGAGTGTATTGTAATATGTCAAAGTAATGTCCGTATTTATCCACATTACTTTCTTTTAATACGGTGTAAATAGCAGTTCTGAAATTACTGATTAGTTTATAGAGGGGGTCTCTCGCTTTACGATTTCTTTCGTAATCACGTTTTATTTGACGAATTTTATCAACATTGTTTTCTCGGTATTCTTTAAGATATTCTTTACGATGTTCTTTATTTTGTTCATACCAAGTTTTGGATTTATTAGACATATACTCTTTATTAGAATCTCTCCATTTTTTATCAGCAACTTTTTTACCACCAATATTTCTTCTACCTGACGGACCAAGAATAATACCATTACTTCTTAATGTGTTTAAAACAATTGTTTTATGTATTTTTAATTTTTCACTAATAGTGGGGGAGCCTAATAAATCTTCAGTGTATAACTTTATTATTTCTTTAACTTGAAATTCGGTTAATTCTATTTTTCTCATATAAATAAATATAAGTTATTTGACCAAAAAACATATAGTTAATGTGGGAGCATAAAAAAAGGGACAATAAATTGTCCCTTTTAGTGTTATTCTTTAAGATTTTGATTATCTCAATTCTCTTAAATCGAATGTTCTAACACCATCTACAGTAATTCTTCCGTAAAAGCGATTATTTACCATTTTTTTCGCGTATCTTGTCATTATTCCTTTTATCGGAGTAAAGTTGAACGGATTGTACATTGTAGGTGTTAATTGTAGAGGTACATACGGTGCGTAGATGTAACCTGTGTCTAACAATGATGTTCCTTTGTGTCCTACTAACACTGTGTTAGCTGGGAAGTAAGGGTCACGGTAAACTTGGTAACGTCCTGCAAGAGTACCAACTCTTTCAATACCCATGTTATACTGGTCTTGCTCAGGAGATGCGTTAGATACGTGGAAGTACTCTAAATCATCAAAAATAGCTGAAATCTCAGAAGAAACTACAATCCAGTTAGCTCCACCTCTCAAAGTTGATTTGTGGATTTGTGCTGACAATTGGTTAATTGCAGTAATTAATGTTTGATTCCAATCTTTTTGAGTATAAGATGTTGTTTGAGAAATTCTTCTCCATCCGTTGTAATCCCAACGTAAGTTCCATGCAGCTCCTTTACGTAAATCTCTTAAGATTTCACGGTCAATTTCAGCCGCAACTTGTTCAGACAATAAAGCTGTTAATTCAGCTTCAGCATCGATGTTGTGGAATGCAGCAACGTCTTGAGCTAACTCAGGAGACCATTGTGCTCTTAATTTTCTTTCTGTAACAGATACAGTAACTGAATCTAAGTCGAAAGAAACCTCACCGATTTTGTCTTCAAATTCTAATTCTTCATAACGTCTAAACGCTGCGTATAATGATGTTCCTGAAGTCGCTTGAGTAATAGTAGTACCTGTGTAACCATCTAAAGATGTAGAATCACAATCAGCACATACTGGACAAGATAAATCAACTTCTAAGTAGATACATCCATCTGCAGAACAGATATTTTTGAATGAACCACCGTTACCAGTTGATGGCCAAGTAGTTTGAGTAGTGCTACCGTAAGAAACGATACCTTTACCATATTGTTGAGTAACAACTCTGAACAATAAAGCTCCTGTTGATACTGGACATGGGTTTGTTGCAGAAACAGATAAACCTGCACCTGTGAAGATAATTAAATCAGATAAGAAAGATTCTGTATCCATTTCATTACCATCAGGTCCGATTAATTTACCTGCACCTGTATCAGCAAAACCACACATTTTAACGATAACTTTTCTTGTGTTACCTGAAGGGATAGTTGCATCACCTACAGTATCACCTGAAATATTAGCATCAACTAATAAACCGTTAGTCCATTTTTGGATTGAGGTTGTAGCAGTGATTGCTGACCAACGACCTTTTGAATAATCGAATAAACCTGCTGGGTCTAAACCTGGTTCAGTTCCTTCGTAGAATAAGTCATAAAGGTTTTTACTTACCGCTCCAGCTCCTGTGTAACCTGCATTTTGAGATGTTGGTCCGTTTGGTGCTCCTAGTGGTGCGTAGTGGTCTCCTGAAGATACATCACTCCATTGAGTGTTAGTACCACCTGAATAACCTTGAATTTTAGGTACAAAGTAGAATAATTTACCGATTGGTAAGTTCATAGCTTGTACTGATACGATGTCATTCGCTAATAATTTAGAGAATACACGTCTTACGATAGGGAATACAACAGTTTCAAATGAACCTGAAGACCCGTCAGACGTTGCTTCGTTAATTAAGAAAGACGCTTGGTTCTCATATAATTGAGCTACGTTTTCTTTTAGGTGACCTTTAAGGCCTTCTAGGAATCCTAATTTATCCCATTTGTTAATTGTATCTTCTTTGATAACTTTAAGGTGTTTTAACCCGATGTTACCAACAAGACCTGATTCTAATAATGCTCCCATTTTTTTGGTTTTTTATTTTTTTTTTAGTTTATTTTATTTTATTTTAATTTTGACATTAAATCTTTCATTCTTAAGAACTGAGGATTTTCATATGTTTTAGACTCAATCAAATTAGCCGATGACCCTGTCGATGGAGAACTTTGAATAGTTCTTTCAATTGACTCATTCATTGGTTGATTTGTCTTAGACGAAAGGTTATCTTTTAATGTCTTATACAAGTTTTTAGATTCTTTAATAGTTTCAACACTATCAAAACGTCTTAAGATATTAATCTTTTCTTGTTTTGATGTTGAATGTTCTGTGAACAAACGTGTAGCGTATGCTAAGTTTGAGTTGAACACTGCAACTTCGTTTAATTTATTTCTAAAAATGTTAAGTGCTTTTCTGTACTCTTCATTTTTTTCTCTAAGAACTTGTAATTCTCTGTTATCAATACTTTCTTTTTGGATTGCCGTGTTAAATTTTGAATGAGCTCTTGGTTTTGGTAAACCGCCAGTTCTAAAATTAGAACCACTTCCTAAAGTTCTTGATGCTTCTTTGGTTTCAACCTTTTTAACAGTTTTCATATCACCGTCAAGATTTTCACCGTCTTTATATTCAAATTTTGCTTTACCAGTACCCATGGTTTTATTAACTGTTCTTTTTACAGTTTTAAAACCACCTTCTTGGTTAGGTTTGTTTGAATATATTTTTTTCTTATTTGGATTTCCAATTCCGACACCTTTAGGTTTGATTGACATTTTTTTAGATTCCATTACAGGTTCATCATCGTCGTATAGACCCATGTCTTCTTCACCGTCTCCTTCTTCGTTAAATTCAAATTCATCTCCGTCAAATTCAATTTCGTCTCCGTCAAAGTCAATTTCATAAACAATTTCTTCACTGTCCATTTCTTCTTCTTCGTCGTAACTACCCTCTCCGGTAAAATCAGTTTCATCTCCGTCAAATTCTATTTCATAAACAATTTCTTCACTGTCCATTTTAGGTTCGTTCATTCCAAAATCCATTTCTTCTTCTTCGTTAGTGTTAAATACTTTATCGATGATGCTATTAATGTCGTCTTCGTCTTCGTCTTCGTCTTCCATGCCAAAATCTGACATATCATCCATTTCGAACATTTCTGTTTCATCAAGGTATTCGTCACCTTCTCCGACAATCATATACTCTTTTTCAGAATCTTTAAGATTGATATTACCTGAATTATCTTTGGTAACCACGATATTATCTTCAGGACCCATTAAGCTGAATACACGTAAGATTTCATCCTCGTCATCAACGTCAGTAAGGTCAATAGTTTCGTCGTCATCCATAGAATCTTCATCATCCATAGAATCTTCATCATCCATATCTAAATTATCCATATCCAAGTCCAACCCTTCTTCGTCAGACATATCGTCTTCCATTTCAGGTTCGTCCATTTCAATGTCTGTTTCAATCTCATCTTCTTGTTCAGTCAGAGACTCTTTTACTAGTTCTTTGATTTCTTGCTTCATAGTTGAAGCAAGTATTCCTTTTGCATTTTCAGCAACTGCATCCTCTAAATTTTTCATTTGGATGATTGCTTCTTCAACTAAAGATTTTTCTTTTGCCATTTGTATGTTTTTAATTTACTATATAAATATCCCCAATGTTAAAAAAGTTTTAATTAAACTAATTTAATAATTGGTTTTTAATTTATTATAAATAGTGTCATTTTTAAAAAAAACAAAAAAGGGGACTAATGCCCCCTTTTTATTATTATCGAAATGTGAAAATTTTATTCTATCACCTCATCAATTTTACTTTCAACAATTGCCGTTAATCTCCAATCCTGTGTGTAGTTTTCGTAAACTTTAGTTACTTTGGCCTCAACATCAGTAGGGTTATAACCTTTTACTAATTTTTCTTCTCTTAATTTTTTAAGTTTTCCCGATTTTTCATCAATCATATCGGTTGTGATTTTTGCAATAAAATACTTTTCGT